TCATCGGAACCAACGTGATGAACGAAGCATTCCTTGAGCGTTTCCCAATCACGGTTGAGCAAGAATACCCATCGGTTGCGATTGAGAAGAAGATTCTCAAAGGTGTCTTTGCTGACTTAGGTGTCACTGACACTGAGTTCTCTGAGAAACTGGTGGATTGGGCAGACATCATTCGTAAGACTTACTACGATGGTGCGATTGATGAACTGATTTCTACACGCCGCCTTGTTCACATCTCAAAGGCATTTGCAATCTTTGATGATCGCATGAAGTCAATCGACATGTGTATCAACCGTTTCGATGAAGAAACCAAGTCTGCTTTCCGTGAACTCTACACCAAGATTGACGAGGGTGTAGAGGAAGTAGTAGAAGAAGATGTGGCATACGATCAAAATGGTGATCCGATTCCCTTCTAATGATTATAAATAAAACGCAACATGGGGGTGCAACGCCCCCACTTTTTTATGAAACTAATGAGGATACATAATGGAAGTTTCCGTTTCTCTTGAGGAAATGCGTAAGCGCAAACTCTTTATTGCAACACCAATGTATGGTGGTCAGTGTGCTGGTATGTACACTAAGTCAACTGCTGACCTTGCGATGTTGGCAACTCGATATGATATTACTGTCAGATTCTTTTATCTGTTCAATGAGTCGCTGATCACACGCGCACGAAACTATCTTGCTGATGAGTTCATGCGGTCAGACTGTACACACATGATGTTCATCGATTCGGATATCGGATTTGATCCAAATGATGTCCTCGCTATGATGGCATTGATGGATCATGAAGATACAGAAAATGGTAAGCACTTAATGTGTGGTCCATATCCCAAGAAAACGATTGCTTGGGAAAAAATCAAGATGGCAGTAGACAAAGGATATGCGGATGAGAATCCTCAAGACCTTGAAAACTTTGTGGGTGATTTCGTATTCAATCCCGTCCAAGAGCAAGTGTCTATGCGAATCGATGAACCTGTTGAAGTATCCGAAGGTGGTACTGGTTTCATGATGATCACAAAGCATGCTTTTGAGGAGTTTAACAAGGCATATCCAGATTATTCATACAAACCTGATCATGTTCGCACCAAGCACTTTGATGGTTCGCGTGAAATCATGATGTATTTCCAAGCACTGGTTGATCCAGAGTCAAAGCGGTATCTGTCAGAAGATTACATGTTCTGCCAGTGGTTGCGTAAGGCGGGTGTTGGTGTGTGGATGTGTCCGTGGATGGAACTGAACCACGTTGGTTCGTATGTCTTTGGTGGTTCTCTTAGAGCACTAGCATCAGTCGGTGCTTCTGCTACTGCTGATGCAAATCAGTTGAAGAAGACCAAGAAGGCACAAAAGAAAGAACCACAGAATGTGAAGAAGATGAAGAAACCTGAACCTAAAACGATTCAGGCAAAACCTTTGGCACAAGCAGTAAAGAACGCTTAACTTAGGAGTTATATTATGAAGTTGTCACAAAAGACAAATGAAGTTCTTAAGAACTTTTCCTCAATCAACAACTCGTTGTTGTTCAATGAGGGGACGGTGCTACGCACTGTCTCCCCAACCAAGTCGGTGATGGGTCGTGCTGAAGTCACAGAACAGTTCCCTCGCCAGTTTGCAATCTATGATCTCAATCAGTTTTTGGGTTCAGTGTCTCTACTTGATGATCCAGACTTTGATTTTGGTGATAGTAGTCTGACTGCAAAGAATGGCGCGGGTTCAATTCGTTATTTCTATGCTGATCCATCAATGATCGTCACTCCCCCAGAAAAGGACATCTCACTTCCAACAGTTGAGGTTCAGTTCAAACTGGAAGCAAAGACACTCCGTGCGACAATGCAAGCGGCAAATGTGCTTGGGTTGCCAGAGGTTGTCGTGCAAGGGAAAGACGGTAAGATTACTGTCGGTGCTACCAATACTAAGAATGATACATCTAACGCCTATAGTAATGAAGTTGGTGAGACAAACGCAACGTTTCGTTTCATCATCAAAGTAGAAAATCTCAAACTGATTCAAACAGATTATATCGTTTCAATCTCACAAGCAGGTATCTCACACTTCTCGACAGAAGATGATACTATCCAATATTGGGTAGCAGTCGAGCAAGGTTCAACATACTCTAAGTGATTTTGAAAGGATTATATTATGCGCGAAGATTTTCTATGGGTGGAAAAGTACCGCCCTAGTTCTGTTGCTGAAACAATATTACCGACAGAACTAAAACAGACTTTTCAAGAGTTTGTTAATCAAGATGAGATTCCTAACTTATTGCTGTGTGGTGGTGCGGGTGTTGGTAAGACAACAGTCGCTAAAGCAATGCTCAATGAGATGGGATGCACTTCTCTTGTTATCAACGGTTCGATGAATGGTAACATCGATACTCTGCGAACTGAGATCAAAGACTTTGCATCTACTGTCAGTCTGACGGGTGGGCGTAAGTATGTGATTCTCGATGAGGCAGACTATCTTAATCCACAGTCAACACAACCCGCACTCCGTAACTTTATGGAAGAGTTTTCAAAGAACTGTGGATTCATTCTAACTTGTAACTTTAAGAATCGAATCATCGAACCACTTCACTCTCGTTGTTCTGTTGTAGATTTCACGATACCTAAATCTGAGATGTCAGCAATGGCAGCAGACCTCTATAAAAGATGCAAAGAGATTCTTGAGATTGAGGGTGTCGAGTACGACAATAAAGTCATTGCTGAAGTTGTTAAGAAGTATTTCCCAGATAATCGGAGAGTCCTCAATGAACTCCAACGTTACAGTGCTCGTGGCAAAATTGATTCTGGTATCCTTTCTGATATGGGTGATGTTTCAATCAGCGAACTGATTGGTGCACTCAAAGGAAAGAAGTTTACAGAGATGCGTCATTGGGTTGCATCGAATATTCACAATGATGTCAATACAGTATTTCGTAAGATTTATGACAATGCATCAGAGTATCTTGAACCACAGAGTGTTCCACAGTTAGTGACGATTGTTGCTGACTATCAGTATAAGTCTGCGTTTGTTGCTGATCAGGAAATCAACTTGGTTGCGTGTCTCACTGAGATTATGGTGGAGTGTGATTTCAAATGAGTGATGCGTTTGACTATGTGAAGTCTATCAATCAGTCCAAAAAGAATATGATGCGAGATACTGAGAATGATGACCTCGCTGAGAAAGCATATCAACCATATTTAACTAATCGTTCTTTATCGTATTTCATCGACACTATTCTCATGGCAAATGAGATGAATATGAGACCAGATGCAGATAATAAACTGCAATATGAGTATCTACTAAATAGTGTGAGACCTCGCAAAAGATTTGCGAAATGGGTGAAACCAAACGAAGATAATGACCTCAATGTCATCATGGAATATACGGGTTGCTCTCTACACAAAGCACGAGAGTACCTATTGATTTTATCAGATGAACAGTTATTGGTCATGAAAGAAAAATTAGAAAAAGGTGGAAAGTGAGATGACTGTCAACATCGATGATCTTGTTGAAGTTCGTCTAAAAGAAGCAGATGATTTTCTCAAAGTCAAAGAGACTTTGACGCGGATGGGTGTTGCTTCAAGAAAAGACAAGATTTTATTTCAGTCTTGCCATATTTTGCATAAGCAGGGTAAGTATTATATTGTCCACTTTAAGGAACTGTTTGCATTGGATGGAAAACCAACAAACTTTTCTGATGAAGATAAAGGACGTAGAAACACGATTATTAAATTACTTGAAGAATGGGGATTGGTTGATACTGCTAATAAAGTACAGATAGTAGAACCAGTAGCACCGTTGTCTCAAGTCAAAGTGATTGCTCATAAAAACAAAGATGAGTGGCAACTTGAACCAAAATATAATATTGGTCGTAGAAAATAACGACTTATTGTATAAATAAAAGTGAGATGCCGTAAGGGTCTCAGTACAATCTTGCTGAAAAGGAGATAAACATGACAAGATTACATTCTATTTTCCCTCGTCACTTTGTTGGGTTCGATTCACTTTTAGATGAGTTAGAACTCCGACACGAAGACACAAACTATCCCCCATACAATATCATCAAGCAAGGCAATAATCGCTATGCTATTGAGATTGCTGTTGCGGGATTCTCAAAAGATGACATTGAAATCACAAGCGAAGATCGCGATTTGATTGTCAAAGCGTCTAAAGAACAAAAAGATGCAGAATACCTACATAAAGGTATCAGCACAAAATCATTTGAACGAAATTTCCGACTTGCTGATCATGTTCAGGTAGTTGGGGCAGACTTATCGGATGGTATGCTTTCCATTGAATTGGAAGTGGTTCTACCTGATGAGAAGAGACCAAAGCGGATTGAAATCGGTGGCGGTCAAAAGGACTTGGAGTTTCTCCAAGAAGCATCGTGATTTTATCACACACATAACACACACAAAGGAGACTATTATGTCTAATAAAAATCCATTTGAAATTCGTTTCGACACACTTGCTATGGCAAAAGATTTACTGGATCGTGCATATGACACGCAGATTCAGCAAATGTATAATGCTATTGATAATGCAAAAGAACAGCACAAAGATGCTGCTGAAGCATTTGAGAAGTATGTGCCTAAGATGTATACTCCACAGGAGATCATCAAGCAAGCAGAAGAACTTTACGACTTTGTAACAAAGAAGTAAATTCTAAATAGGGGTGGACAATCCACCCCTTTTTATTTGGAGACAATATGAAACTATCTAAGAACTTTTCACTCGCAGAGTTCACTAAATCGCAAACAGCAGAACGCAAGGGTATCGATAATACACCACAGGGTGATCATATGGATGCCGCGATTGCATTGTTTGAAAATGTAGTACAACCAGTTCGTGACCATTTTGGTCCAACAGTTCTCAACTCAGGTTATCGTTCACCAGAACTCAACGAAGCAGTTGGTGGTTCAGCAACTTCACAGCACTGCAAAGGTGAAGCGGCAGATATCGAAGTTCCGGGTGTAGCAAACGCAGAACTTGCAGAATGGATTCGTGACAACCTCGATTTTGATCAGTTGATCCTTGAGTTCTATACTCCGGGTATCCCAGATTCAGGTTGGGTTCATGTGTCTTATAAGGCAGATGGTGAGAACCGTAAGTCGATTCTGACAGCATCACGCATTGACGGTAAGACTGTATACTCAGAAGGCATTAATGCATAATGGCAAAGTCGATGGGTGCGACTGCGTGGAAACCAGATAATCCTGGAAAGTCAACCAGTATTGGTAGAGGGCGACTAAAACTGTCCTCTATGAACAAATCAAAGAAACGCAGTTACAAAAAATATAGAGGACAGGGTTGACCCCTGTCCCCATTTGAGTTATAATCTATATCATGTTTTATACTAATGTCCATATGATTGGCGACAACGTTCTTGTGCGTGGGTACAAGGACGGTGAACGCTTTGCACATCGAGTTCCGTACAAACCCAAACTTTTTGTTCCATCGCACGAAGGTGATTGGCAATCCATTGAGGGTCGATCACTAGCACCTGTCGAACAGGGTTCAATCCGCGAAGCACGAAACTTCATTAAGCAATACAAAGATGTCGGTGGATTTGAAATCTACGGTCTTGATAGGTTTGAGTATGCTTATGTCAATGAGCAGTGGATTGATGGTGTCGATTACGACACAAACATTATCAACACTGTCTTTCTCGATATCGAAGTCGCGGTAGACAAAGGATTCCCAAAACCTGAAGATGCCGCCCAACCCGTCACAGCAATCACTCTGTGGGCAAAGGGTACATTCTATGTTCTTCACTATGGTGAATATGATATTCACCGTGATGATGTAAAGGCACTCCGTTGTAAAGACGAAGTGGACTTGCTACTCAAGTTCCTTGACTTGTGGCGTAGAGTTGATCCAGACATTCTAACCGGATGGAACACCACATTCTTTGATATTCCATATCTCGTCAATCGTATTACTCAACTATTGGGTGAGAAGATGATGAAAGAACTTTCACCTTGGAAACTCGTGTTCAAGGAAGAGAAGGAAGTTCAAGGAAGAACTCAAATCTCCGCACAGATTGTCGGTGTCTCGTCACTAGACTATCTTGATCTCTACAAGAAGTTCACTTACTCACAGCAGGAATCCTATCGACTTGATCACATTGGTTATGTTGAGTTGGGTGAAAAGAAGATTGACTACTCTGAGTATGGTACACTACAAACGTTGTATGTCGAAAACCACCAGAAGTTCATCGAATATAACATCAAAGACGTTGAGTTGGTCGTAAACATCGATGCCAAGATGAAACTCATCGACATGGCACTTGCACTTGCCTATGATGCCAAAGTGAACTACGAAGATGTCTATACTCAGGTTCGGATGTGGGATGTATTGATTCACAACTATCTGTGGAAAGAAGGTATTGCAGTTTCACCAAAACGATTCACTGGTAAAGATTCGCAGTATGTTGGTGCATATGTAAAAGAACCGCAAGTTGGTAAGCACGATTGGGTGATGTCGTTTGACTTGAACTCGCTGTATCCCCACTTGATTATGCAGTACAACATATCGCCAGAGACATTGATTGATGGCAGTCCGTACTCACTCTCGATTGATGATTTGATCAATGCCAAACCCGTTGAGATTCCAAAGGACAAGGTGTTAACCGCAAATGGACAATGTTTCCGTAGAGATATTCACGGGTTCTTACCACAGATGATGCAACGTATGTACGATGATCGTGTGATTGCAAAGAAGGCAATGCTTGAAGCAGATAGTGCACTTCAAGTTGAGACTGATCCGCAACGTAAGAAACAGTTGATCAACGACATAAGTAAATATAAGAATCTTCAGTTGGCAAAGAAGGTTCAGTTGAACTCTGCGTATGGAGCACTTGGAAATGAATACTTCCGCTTTTTCGACATTCGTCAGGCGACTGCAATCACTATGGGTGGGCAGTTGTCGATTCGTTGGATTGAAAGAAAAGTCAACGAGTATCTCAACCGGGTATTGGCAACAACACAAGTGGACTATGTTATTGCTAGTGACACAGACTCGCTATACATCACTTTTGATCGATTGGTACAAAGTGTGTTTAAAGAGGGAGTCAATCCTGGGAGCGATGATACTGAGCGGGTTATCAACTTCTTGGACCGTGTTGCTAAAGAGAAGATTGAACCTTTTATTGATAAGAGTTATCAAGAACTTGCTGACTACATGAATGCATATGACCAGAAGATGCAAATGAAACGAGAAGTCATCGCTGATCGCGGAATCTGGACAGCAAAGAAACGATACATTCTAAACGTGCACGACAGTGAAGGTGTGCGGTATGCTGAACCCAAACTGAAAATGATGGGCATCGAAGCAGTCAAGTCGTCAACTCCTGAGATTTGTCGTACTGCGATTAAGGATGCACTCAAGATTGTAATGATGGGTGAAGAACCTGATATTCAACAGTTCGTATTAGACTTCCGTAAAAAGTTTACTTCAGCATCTTTTGAAGAAGTTGCATTCCCACGCGGGGTCAGTTCGATCTATAAATATAGAGATAGTGCATCATTGTATCGTAAGAGCACACCGATTCACGTTAGGGGTTCGTTAGTCTACAATGATCAGTTGGTAAAGAATCAACTGACTAAGAAATACGAACAGATCAACGAGGGGGAGAAGATTAAGTTCTGCTATCTGGTTATGCCTAACCCTGTCAAAGAGAACGTTCTTTCAGTGCCCAACTACCTACCCCCTGAGTTGGGCATCTCAAAATACATAGATTACGACAAGCAGTTTGATAAGGCATTCCTTGAACCGATGAAGGTTATCCTAGATACCATCGGTTGGAAAGCAGAACGCACAGCATCATTAGAAGGATTCTTTCAATGAAAAATATTCCAACAGAATACCTTGATTATGATTTTGGATTCACTGGAGTCAGCGAAGCAGAATATGAAGGACAGATCAAACAAGTCGAGCAATCAGTCTCAGTTGAAGCAACGCAAAAGATTCAGGAAATTGAGGCAGAGAAAGATCGGGTCGTCAGTGATCTTGAGGGTAAGATTGCAGACCTTGAAAAAATTATCATGCCACTCTTAGTGAATCTTTTAAAGACCGCAGACAAAGAATACATCTATTGGCCCGGTAGAGAACAAAAGATTCAAGAGCAGATTGATCGCGTGTTGGAGTTGACTCGCGGATGATCTTTGGTTATCTGACACTGTTTGTCGCACTTGCGATTTCAGCAGTAGCAGCGTGGTATTCGATTATTGGATTGATGGCAATCTTTTCTGCATCGGCAGTCGCTATCGCGATTATGGGTGGAGTGCTTGAAGTTGGTAAGGTATTGACCGCATCGTGGTTGTATCAAAACTGGAGTAGAACTCCGTTTTTACTCAAGTCATATCTGACATTCGCGGTATTTGTCCTCATGTTCATTACGAGCATGGGGATTTTTGGTTTCCTATCCAAAGCACACATCGAACAAACTGGTGATTTAAATGTTGTTGAAAACCAGATTGAGTTGATCCAGATTCAGATAGATCGTCAACAAAAAGATATCGCACGAAATCAGGGTGCGTTAGATATGCTTGATGATGCACTCGCTAAGTATACAGAGTTGGGTGCAGTCACCAAAGGGTTACAAGCAAGAGAACAACAGAAACCAGAACGTGATGCACTGAATCTTGCGGTGTCTACATCGGGTGAGGAGATTGCAAGGTTACAAGAAGAGCAAGCAAAACTTCAGTTGGAAGTCAAAGCATTTGAAGTCGAGGTTGGACCGATCCGCTACGTTGCGGATTTATTATTTGCCGATGCTGACTTGGAACGTGCTGTTCGATGGGTAATCATCACAATCATTTTCGTATTTGATCCACTCGCAATCCTACTTGTTATTGCAGCAAATATGACCATTCGTGATGAGTTTGAAAAGAGAAAGGGTGAAGTCAAACCTATACCAAAACCCAAACCCAATCCAAACTATGATGCTGAAGCAGAACAATGGTTCAGTGCAGTAAACGCAGATGATGATTTTAAATCTGATGTGAAGATTAAAAGACCAAGCACTTGGTCTACAAAATTAGGTTGACAAATCAACCACTTATTGATATAATGCCTTAAATGATTTGGAGATTTTATGAGTAGTTTCTTTCGTGATATGGTGAAGCAGATCGGTGATCCCGATACCCACATTGCCGCAGATGGCGAGAACTCGTCTGAGTTTTCAGGAACAGTCGATACTGGTTCATACATTCTAAATGCCGCGTTGAGTGGCAGTATCTTTGGGGGAGTCCCCAACAACAAGATCACTACATTCGCGGGTGAGTCTGCTACTGGTAAGACTTTCTTTGTGATGGGGATTGTTAAACAGTTTCTTGATGATCATCCAGATGCGGCAGTGTTCTACTATGACACCGAAGCGGCAGTCACCAAGTCGATGATGGAACAGCGAGGCATTGATGTCAACCGTGTCATCATCGCAGAACCAGAAACGATTCAGAAGTTTCGTCATCACGCACTCCAAGTCATTGACAACTATTCACAACATAAAGACCCACCACCAATGATGATGGTGTTAGATTCGTTGGGTCAGTTGTCAACCACTAAAGAGATTGAAGATACTGCATCTGGTGCAGAAACACGAGATATGACAAAGGCACAAGTGCTGAAGGCAACTTTCCGTGTGCTAGGTCTCAAGTTGGCAAAGGTGAATGTCCCACTGTTGGTGACCAACCACGTTTATGATGTTGTCGGTGCATACATTCCAACTAAGGAAATGTCTGGTGGTTCTGGTCTCAAGTATGTTTCTTCTACTGTTGTCTATCTGACGAAGAAGAAAGAAAAGGATGGAACAGAAGTCGTTGGTAATATCGTGAAAGCAAGAATGCACAAGTCACGATTTACCAAAGAGAACAAGGATGTTCAAGTCCTAGTATCGCACACCAAAGGATTGGATCGATACTATGGACTGATTGATTTAGCGGAGAAGTATGGAGTCTTTAAGAAAGTCTCAACCCGATATGAAATGCCAGATGGATCAAAAGTCTTTGGTAAGCAGATTATGAAAGAACCAAAGAAATATTTCACTGAAGATATTTTGGCACAACTTGATGAATATGCAAAACAAGAATATATGTATGGTAATGAAGTTGATGAAGTAGAAATGACTGAGGAAAGTGATGACTGATGTTAAGTGGCAACTGGTAGAAAACCAAGAGGCAGAAGAAAAACAGTGGGGTGTACTTATCGAAGACGGTAAGTATGCGGGACTTGTATATGGTTATGGTAATGTTCGTTTTCTTGAAAAGGATGGTGATGATGCCGTACTACAGTTTGATTATGATGTATTAGAACCGATTGATATTGATGTGAATAACTTGAGCGAAGAAGACTATCAAGAGTTTCGCACGATGATTGGTGATATTTTAGTTTCGTTGATTGAGGATGCAGTTGATTACAAGTCAAAACAAAATGAGCAGTTTACTGTCAAATCGCATTGAGGACACAATCCTCAAGAATCTAGTCGCTGATGAAGATTATACACGCAAGGTTCTGCCATTCATTAAGAGTGAATATTTTGCAGAACCAACTGAGCGATTGGTGCTAGATAAGATTGTAGGGTATGTGACTGAGTATAACTCAATCCCTACCCGCGAGGCACTTCTGATTGAACTCGATCAAGACAACAAGGTTGCGGATGGTGAGTTTCAGTCAGCAAGTGAACTGATTAGGAATCTGGTTGTCGAAGAAAAGATGCAACTGGAATGGTTGCTTGATCAGACAGAGAAGTTCTGTCAAGAGAAGGCAGTCTACAATGCGATTATGGAATCCATCGGTATTATCGATGGGCAAGACAAAGATCATGGAAAGGGTGCAATACCTGAGATTTTGACTAAGGCACTAGCGGTGTCTTTTGATTCTCACATTGGTCACGATTTTTTAGAGAACTATGAAGAGCGTTATGAGTTTTATCACAGAAAGGAAGAAAGGATTCCGTTTGATATCGAACTTCTTAATCAAATCACTAAAGGTGGTCTGCCACGCAAGTCTCTCAATATTATTCTTGCCGGCACGGGTGTGGGTAAATCTTTGGCGATGTGCCACATGGCATCTGCGAACCTTATGGATGGGAAGAATGTACTTTATATCACGATGGAGATGTCAGAAGAAAAAATTGCAGAACGAATTGATGCAAACTTACTTAACGTTACACTCGATGATCTCAAGTCACTCCCAAAAGAAATGTACGCCAAGAAAGTCCAACGGGTCAAAGACAAAACACTTGGGAAGTTGATCATCAAAGAATATCCAACAGCATCAGCACACGTTGGACACTTCCGTCATTTGGTTAACGAACTTGCATTGAAGCGAAACTTTGTTCCAGATATTATTTACATCGACTACTTGAATATTTGTATGTCACAGAGAGTGAGAGCAGGAAGCAATGTCAACTCCTACACCTATGTTAAAGCGATTGCGGAAGAGATTCGTGGACTTGCTGTTGAGAAGTCTGTACCGATTGTCAGCGCGACACAGACTACGAGGTCGGGTTTTACAAATAGTGATCCAGGATTGGAAGACACATCGGAGTCGTTCGGACTCCCAGCGACAGCAGACCTAATGCTGGCGATGGTCAGCACTGAGGAACTGGAAGATGTTGATCAAATAATGATCAAGCAACTCAAAAATAGATATGCCGATCCTGGGTCTAATAAGAGGTTCGTAGTTGGGATTGACCGCGCAAAGATGCGGTTGTTCGATGCCGAAGATCAAGATGGTGTGATGAATGACAGTCGTAAAAAAGAAGACGACAGACCAATAAATACGTTCGGAAATCGAGAACGAAAAGATTTCAGCACTCTTCAAGTATAAGGAAAATCAATGCTACTCACACTAAAAGACTTACAACTAATCGTTGTTGCATCATGCTTTGCGATGCTCGCAGGATTTGCATTTGGCAAAGACATCGAGATGAAATACTATGATTACGAAATCACAAGAATCATCGATGGTGACACTGTTGCATTTGAGGCAAACTTTTTGCCAGAACCACTGAAGCAAGAACTATCAATCCGTGTTTATGGTGTTGACACTCCAGAAAAAAGTTGGAGAGGTAAGTGTGATGAAGAGAAGGCGATGGGCGAAGAAGCGTCAAAATTTACTAAGGCACAGATTAAGAATGCAAAGGACATTAAAGTCGGAATCGCAAAGTGGGACAAGTTCGGTGGACGAGTCCTTGGAGATGTCATCTTTGATGGAAACAGTCTCAGAGAAATGCTAATCGAGAAAGGATATGCCCGCCCATACTTTGGAGACAAGAAAGAGTCTTGGTGCGACTAAGGTATAATGCACCCTTTGCGGATGCACAAAAAACTTAACACAACTGTAACATTTGGTGTATTAAATATAAGTAGCGGTCATCGCAATGGTGTCGCTACTTTTTAACTTATTAATGAGGACAACTTAATGTTGCAAAAACTTATTGTTGCTATTCTGGCAACGGTTTCGATTTCTTCCGTATCTGCTCGCGAGTATATCTCAATCGCAGGTTCATCAACAGTTCTTCCATTCGCAACAATCGTTGCAGAGCAACTTGGTAGAAACTTCAATCAGAAAACACCTGTCGTAGAATCTGGCGGTTCATCCGTTGGTAAGAAAGGTGTATGCGATGGAACTGGTCTTCAGTTCATTGACATCGGTAATGCGTCATCACGCATGAAAGTAAAAGAGTTAGAATACTGTAGCAAGAATGGAGTTAAGGTTACAGAAATCAAAGTAGGTTATGACGGTATCGTTGTAGCAAACTCAAAGGAAGGCACACAACTCAACATCTCTCGTTCTGATCTTGGTAAGGCATTGACTGCTCAAGTTCCTAACGAAGATGGCACTGCATGGATCGACAATCCATACACACATTGGAATCAAATCAATCCAGAACTTCCTGCGATTAAGATTCGTGTGATGGGACCACCAACAACTTCTGGTACTCGTGCATCCTATGCTGAGATGATCAACCAGAAAGGTTATTGTGCGAAAGACCCTATTGCTAAGAAGTTGAGCGCAGAGCGTGGAGACAAGAAAGGCAAGAAGTGTCGTGCAATGCGAACTGATGGTGCTTATGTCGAAGCGGGTGAGCAAGACAACTTGATCGTTCAGAAGTTACGAGAAGACCCAGAAGCATACGGTATCTTTGGATTCTCATACCTCGATCAGAACACTGATACACTGCAAGGTGCTATCTTAGATGGTGTTGCTCCTTCATTTGAAGCAATCGGTGATGGTTCTTACAAAGCATCTCGTGCATTGTTCTTCTATGTCAAGCACTCACATGTTTCAGTTGTTCCTGGTATTCATGCTTACATGAAAGAGTGGACTAAGCATTGGGGTGAAGATGGAATGCTTGCTGACGCAGGTATGATCTCACTTGGAGAAGCAGAAAAGTTGGAAATGATTTCTCGTATGGAAGAACTTCCAGTGTTGACTGCTGATGATCTCAAGTAAGTCGATATTCATATCTGATATCCACTTAGGCACAAAGTCGTGTAAGGCAAAACGTCTGCACGACTTTTTGTCGTCTATAGAATGTGAAAACTTATTTCTCGTTGGTGACATCATCGATGGATGGGCACTACGAAGAAAACATTACTGGACTAAGGCACAGACAGAAGTGATTCGTAAGATTCTCAAACTGTCTGAGAAAATGAACGTATACTATCTACCAGGGAATCACGATGAGTTCATCAGACCATTCTTTAAGTTCGACTTCCAAATCGGAGATATACAGATTCTCGACTCGATGGATTATGATGCTATTGATGGTCGTAGGATATACGTCTGTCATGGTGACAAGTTTGATCTGACGATGAAGATACCCCGCCAGATTATCAATCTATTTGCACACATACACGATGGTTCATTCTCAGATAAAATCTATACTTGGTTGGGAACTGAACGTGTGATTGACAAGTTCATCAGTGCAAAAGGTTATGATTGTGCAATTGCAGGACACACACATTCTCCCTGTGTGACAGAAAGATATATGAATACTGGTGATTGGACTGAAAACTGCACAGCATTGATCGAAGAATATGATGGAACTTGGAAACTTTATAGACATCAAGCGTAAGTTACTGTTCTTCCTACAATAAAAAATATTCACAAGGGGGTTTACAAGACCCCCTTTTTTTGTAATAATGTATGTGTTGATTGAGAGAGAGAAAGAAATATGAATTTGAACGATATGATGAAACTTGTAGAGCGTGGACATGAGTTCATTCGTTACATGAAAGACTTCTACTGTTTAGATGCTGACGGTATCTATGCTGAAGAGTTCCAGTTCACTGAAGAAGAAATCGTTGACGGTATGAACGAATACTTCAAGAGCGAACAAGTAAAGAAAGATATCATGAAGTATGGTGCTGACACTGTTGATCGTGAAGCGGTCCGTGATATTATTTTGAAAATGAGAGGTGAGTAATTATGTTTGTTGAAAGTTATGTTCCTGAGTGTGATTTCACTAAAACTGTCTATCCTTCTTGTGTGAAGGGTGCGTATGCGGTAGCACAGGGTGCTACTGGTCGTTGGTGTGCGGTGATGTATGTCGGTCCAGAAGTGATCGCAGAGAAGGGATACAAAGTCCTGACTCGTGAAGAGGCATTTGCCGTGATTGAGAAGGAGGGTGGTTATGCAGACTTTTGATACTCGGCAACTTCTTGATGTCATGAAAGATACTGTTGAGTTTCTTCAAGCATCAGAGGTCACACAAACTCCCGTTGGAATCCAAGCATATATACAAGGTAAACTTCTTCAGAAACAAATTGCGGTTCTTGAAAAAGAAATAGAAGAAGAAGATAATTTTATAGAAATGCTTGCAGAGAGAGCAGGTTTGTGATACACTTTATAGTAGGTTTGGTGATAGGTGTTCTTTTTAGAGATGACATCATCACCGCAGTAGAACGTCTCCTTAGTTCAGTTGGATAGAACAACTGCCTTCTAAGCAGTAGGTCGCAGGTTCGACTCCTGCAGGGGACACCAAGTTTTGGGATGTAGTTCAGTTGGTAGAACGGTGGACTGTTAATTCATATGTCGCAGGTTCGAACCCTGCCATCCCAGCCATTTAAATGGAATGACTGTGCCACGCATGCGAAAAAGACAGTCCCAAATTCGTGGATGTGACTGAATGGTTAGGTGACTGACTGCAAATCAGTTTTAAGTAGGTTCGATTCCTATCATCCACT